CATCGCGTGCACTACCCTGCTATCATGCCTACTCATCGGGAACTGAGGCCAGCATCGGGGGTAGAGCGAAAAGCTTGGCCTCTTTTTTAAGGACAGCACGATTCTCCCGTAATTCAAGGTTTAGGATTTAGGCTTTGGGGTATGGGGGAACCGTGCCCGTAGCCCGGCGCAGCATTTTTAATAAGGTTTGCTACGTAGCATCCAGCCACGTATCCAGAAACCAACTACACTACCACGAAACGACCATGAACGACCCCTACACGATCACACTAGGATTCCCCGACATCGAAATGCTGAAGACTCCGAAAGGCGGCTACAAGCGCAAGACCCTCGAATACATCGGCGTAAGCTGGCCACCGAAAAAAGGCTGGCCTGCCCGCACCGTCGGAAACCGCGTGAATCTGTCCGCATACGAGGCCGCCTTGCATGATGCAGAAATTCTGGCAGGGAAGAAAAACCAGCAACCCGAGCCGAGGCACCCCGAAGCCCCGCGCTCACGTGGGGAAATGCTCACAGTCATTCAGCGGTGCCAAGCCGGGGACATTGATGCTCTCGGGCTGCTGCGGATATTTGAGCACGAGACTGACAAGGCGATTTCGGCTGTCTTGGCTGACTCGTAAAATATGCACACAGCTATTGACAGACCTGCACAGATCCGCTCAAGATGCGGGAACGAAACCACTATGAAAACCGACCTCCTAGACATCCGCCACGCCGACTGCATGGATCTCATGCGCGAATATCCTGATGGGCACTTCTCACTTGCCATCGTAGATCCGCCGTACGGGATAAACGTGGCTGAAATGAACATGGGGGTTGGAAAAGGTAAGCGATGCGCTAAGATCGAAAACAGGAAATGGAAAATCAAGAAATGGGATAGTGATGCACCAAACGATGATTACTTTGAAGAGTTATTTCGAGTATCTAAAAATCAAGTTATATGGGGAGGTAATTATTTCAATCTGCCTATTTCCCAATATTTTGCTATATGGGATAAGGGCGAAGGTATGCGAGGGCGTAGTTTTGCAGAATGCGAGATGGCATGGGTTAGCAACGGAGGGACAAGAATTTTCAAAATGTCTCCAGTTGATCGTGAACGAATCCACCCCACGCAAAAGCCCGTCGCGCTCTACGACTGGATTCTCCGCAACTACGCCAAGCCCGGCGACACGATCCTCGACACGCACATGGGCAGCGGCAGCATTGCGATCGCCTGCCACTACGCAGGGCACCACCTGACGGCTTGCGAGCTGGACGCCGACTACTACGCCGCAGGCTGTGAGCGGGTGATGCGCGAGACGCAGCAGACCACGCTGTTTTGACAGCAGCCGCACACAGCCATTGACACCTGCACACGTCCTCGCAGGGTGGGGGCACGGAACCACGACACGACTATGACCACACCCGAAAACATACTCGCCCTCGACATGGCCACGACTACCGGATGGGCTGAGCTCCGCGCTGGTGTCGTATCCTGCGGGCGCGTCAAATTCGCCCGACTGCCAGCCACCAAGAGCCGCGAGCAAGACCACGAGGGCAAGCGTCTGCTCGACTTCGAAAAGTGGCTCCACGGCGTATTGCGCGACCTACAACCGGCGGTGATCTATTTTGAGGAGGCCATTACCAACCGGCCGAATACTGCCCGATTGCTTTACGGATTCCGAGCTATAATGATGAGCAGGGCAGCGCATTACAACATACCAGCCGTGGGCTGTCACATCGGCACAGTCAAGAAGTTCGCGACCGGCCGCGGCAATGCGCAAAAGCACGAAATGGTGGCGGCGGCAAAATCGGTCTGGCCGCACTTGGATATTTGCGACGACAATGTCGCAGACGCTCTGCACTTGCTGAATTACGGGCGCGAAAATAAATAAATAAATATGCACAAAAAGACTTGACAACCTGCACAGTCTCCCGCATGTTCTTGTTATCGGAGGCAATCAGCCCGAGACACACACACTAAAAACTACGAAATATGAAAATCACATACAAAACAGAGTCAGGCCACAAAGTCGAAATTACAGTTGAGTCTGAGTTTGGACTTAACCTTCAAGGCCGTCGCCGCACGGACGGCGAAAAACAATTAGTAATTAGCGTAAGCCTTAACGGTGCCGCTCATTACGCACCACAGGGATTGCAAAAGCTTTTAGTCGCTCAGCAAGGCTGCGTAGCTAAAATTGGTCAAATTGGCTTAAATGCGCATCGTCTAGCAATCGTAGAGTCAATGATTTGCGAAACTAAAGCAGGGTTCAAGGGTCACAATGACGCTATCGCCGCGCAAACTCAATATGCTGGCACAGGCGACATAAATAAAGACTTTGGCGTAAATTGCTAATAATAGCACTCTCCTCAATAACACACTTAACCAACTACGAATTATGAAATTTATCCACAAATTTACAAACGGATCACAGTCCACTACTACAGTCAACGGCCTTCGCTACGACGCTAATCGCGCAGTCCGCGAGTTTGGAAACCGTAGCGAGAACGGAGGCGGCAACGTATTTATTACCACCTCAATCGAAATGATGGAATCAGACGACTGCGTAGTTTTTAGCTGCATCGACGGTGATTTTACCAGATTAATAAAGTAACCTGGACACAACCCCACTACCCCGCACACAGCCTGAGCCTAACCCGCTCGGGCTTTTTGGGTGCCAGCATTCCGCCAGGCACCAACCAAATATGAGCACATTTACAATCCAAGGCCGCGTGACGGTCATCAAGGACGAGCAGACGTTCGACAGCGGCTTCAATAAGCGCGCATTTGTCATTTCAGACGGCGCGGACAAATACCCGCAGGAGCTCGAATTCGAGACTGTGAAGGACAAGACTGAGCTTGTCGCGGCGCTGAACGTCGGCGATCTTGTTGATATCGGATTCAACCTTCGAGGCCGGGGGTGGAAAGAAAAACACTTCATCAACTTAGAGGCGTGGAAGATCACCGTGCTGGAGTCGGCAAGCCCGGAACCGCGCACCGAGCAAGCGGCCAAGGCTGCACCCGAAGGCGACGGATTTGACCTCGACGACCCGCTCGACGAGGACGTGCCTTTCTGATCCGCCTCCGCACCCCGTAACCAACCACAGCAACCACAGCAACCACACCACACACCATGACAGACCAACCAGCACCAACTAAAGAACCCCGCGTCAACCGCGTAAGGCTCAACACGTTCATAACGCCGACGACCCATTCGACGGTCAAACGGCTCAACCGCGAAGGCGTCGGACGCAGCGACGGCGCAGTCATCGACCTCGCCGTCAGTGATCTCGCAGACAAGGTAGCCAAAGGGGGCAGCGAGTGAGCGCGGAAACAAAGGCCGGCAAGATCGCCCCCGCGCTGATTGCTATTATGCGCGAAATCTCAGCCATTGATAAGGGCGGATACAACCAGCAACAGAAGTTCAAATTTCGTGGTATTGAGCAAGTGCTCAACTGCCTAAACGGCGTTTTCAAAACTCATGGCGTAGTTATTCTGACAGACGTGTTAGCTCACAAAGTAAGCGAATTTAAAACAAAGCACGGCACGTCTGGATATCACCACCTGACAGACGTTCGATTTCGATTTATGGCTGAGGACGGCTCAGAGGTGGCAATGACATCGATCGGTGAAGCGATGGACTACGGCGACAAGGGCGCATCAAAAACGCTCTCAATTGCGCTCAAATATGCGCTTGTCAATATGTTCCTAATTCCGACTGAGGAAATGGCAAAGGACGATCCTGACGCCACGACTCACGAGGTGGCAAAGTCGCCTGCGTCAAAGCCAACCGCCCCGCACCCCGCAACCATACCGAAGACGCCCGCAGAAAAAGCCGAGGCATGGGCGGCCAAGCGTGCCGAGCTGAAATGGTTTGAGATTACGAGTCCGCTGGCAACGCCCGCGAAGTGGAAAGGCAAGCAGCTCTCAGACATTGCCAGCGACGGCGACATTAAGAGCCTACAGGCAATCAAGACATTCTTCGGCAAGTCAGAAAGCGCTGACACTCCTGCGCTCACCGGGCTGCTCAAAAAGCTCGACATGGCTTTAACTGAGGCCAAGTCCAACGAGGTGCCGACAGCTACCGACCCGCAAGGCAAAGAGGTCGATGCCCCGTATTAGCTGAGCATAGACATCCCGACCGTATCCAATACTCAACTACACTACGAGCATGAGTGACCAGATCCCCAAGACCACATCACCCGACAAGGTGCAAGCGGCGAAAGATAAGAGCTTAGCCGAAGCCGCGCAGACGATCAGCCCACGTACTGCGCGGCTGGGATGGATGCCGGACGAGTGCCGAAATTTCGAGGAATGGGACAGATAACTGTTCTCCGACCTCACACACACACACACACACACACACGAAAACGAAATGAAAATAAAAGAGCACATAAAGGAAATCATCAACCTCATCGCCAGTTCAATTATTGACGGAGATTACGAAGTTGTCCAGTTTACAGATCACTCAATAAAAATTGAAATTGACGAATCGAAATTTGAAATATGGACAGCTAACGGTGCTGAATACTTAGATTTTTGGGAATCTAAGGGTATGTTTGGCGAGGCGTTTGGCGACGAGTCAACGCGCAAGAAAATATGGGATTCGCTCGAATCTCACATACAGCTGCACCGCGCAACGACACTAAAGGACGAAAAGCTGGCAACTATTGCGAAGCTGCAAGCTGAACTCTCCGACCTCACCACATAAGGCACATAATGAAAAAACCACACGAAATCACGATCCCCGAAATCGACGAAAGCGCACCGCTCGCCCTATTTAATGGCGACCGGCTGAAACTGGAGATCGATAAGATGGAGCTAGAAATTAACTCCCTTGTCCTCGATCCAACCAACCCCGCAGAGCACAAACACTATGGCAGCATCAGTCTAAAGATCGGCAAGTTCTTCGCTGCCATTGACCGAGCTGGAAAGTCGCTAGTCGATCCGCTCAAACAGGAAGCTAAAAAGGTTGACGCTCAGCGCAGCATTGCAAAGAGCCGAGGCGCAGAGCTCAAGGCTGACTTCCTGTTCCCGCGGACGCAATACGACGCCGAAGTCGCAGCACACGCCAAAGCGATCACGGACGCGCTGGAGCTGATGCAGAACGGGCACCACCGCGTCGGAGAGTTTCGGACTACAACGCTTGCCGAGTGGGACGCGCATCTCGCAGCGATCAACGCCGTCGAGCTGTCGGAGTCGTTCTTTGGCGATCGCCTAGCCGACGCTCGTGAGCTGCAAGGCACGGCCATCGAAATGAACACGGCACGCCGCGCTAAGTTTATCGAAGATCAAGCCGCACTGGAGGCCGGACGCGCCGCCCTCAAGGTGCAGCAGGACGCCGAGGCAGCAAAGCGCCATGCTGAGCGCGTAGCGGCGCAGGAAAAGGCTAAGGGTGATGCCTCGCCCGCAAGGCCGCAAGAGGCAGCGAATCCTTTGTCACTGAGAGAGTGGGAATCAAGTATGGAATTACTCGTAAAAAATGCAAAGAATAATATTTACGGGCATCTTGTAGCTTACGGAATGCCCAAAGAAAGCGCAATTAAGTTCATCGACGCGATCGCCGATGGACTTACTGAGCACCTGAAAATCGTAGCTTAATCAACCAGCCGACGCGCACCCACAGCACGCGCCAAGGCTCAATCAACGCTGTATCCACAATCCCACTACATATGGAAATACTAAAATTCATACTCAAACCGAAACTCGTGCTTTCAAAGATTAACAATGACTCTGACCAAGGCGAGGAAACCCGCACGAGCGAGTCACCTGAAAAGCCGATGGACGAATGCTTCACCGCAATGCAAGCGCTCTCTGACGTTGTAATCAGCGTGCTTGAACTGCCCACCACATACGCGGGCAAGAAAGGCGAGGAAACCCGCACGAGCGAGTCACCTGAAAAGCCGATGGACGAATGCTTCACCGCAATGCAAGCGCTCTCTGACGTTGTAATCAGCGTGCTCTTCAAGAAAGCGCTCCGGAACGGCAAGACGCACAAAGGCGAGACCCCGCTAATCCAGATCGACGAGCCAGCAGGCTCGGAGAAAGAAGAGCGCGGACTTGCTGCGGGCGAGGCGGCAACTTGCAACCAGGCGATTGCCGCTGCTACCCTGTATATCGCTGGCACACGCCAACAGCAGACGATGGAGGGGATGATGATCGGGCGATTTGACCCCGACCAAGAAGACCTCGGCCTAGAAGATTAACCTGTGCGCGGCGCAAGTCCGACCCTTGCGCTGCCACCAACACACACACACCATGACTACGATCCACGAAGAATCCCGCGAAGTATGCAAACGACTTGCTCGGAGGTATAATGCCAGTAAAGACGAACTCGATAAACTGGCATACAATACACTGATTAAGGCGATAAAGCTAATACCAGAGCGCAAAGCTGGCGGCCTACACCCGTTTCACAGCACTCTAATCAAGGGGCTCACCCCGAATTTTGACCCAAATGTCAAACGACCTGAGAGCGAGACGAAGGCTTGGAAAAAGATCGAGTCACACGTTACTGCAACGGGCGCGGAAACCGTGCGCATGTTTATGCGGCTCCCGAAGCCGAAAGCGAAAGCAAACGGCGACTCATACGATGACCATCTGAGCAAGCGCCCTAAGTCTGCACAGCGGCTAATCAACGTCTACGCGGACATCCTAGCAACCGCAGACGACTATTTCAGATTGCACCCGTCCAAAGGGCGGGGCCGCAACTCCACAGCGTCGAACACGCCATCCGCACCAGCCGACTGGGTTGACCGCGTGCCGGGCGGCTGGAAGCAATTCGCATGGGTGGATTTTTGTCGCAAATACCCGACCGAATCAGCGCAGGTATTGCGCGGCGAGGATTTGACTGTCGGATTTGAGGAATGCACGCCTGCCGATTTAGACGCGGCCTTACGCGGCGAGGGCATTGAGTTTAAGCCGCTGACGAAATGGCAGAAGACTGAGCAAATCGCCAGCCGGCTACGCAAGAACCAAGATGACGAGGCGATGCAGTATGGCCGCGCTGAGCTAGAGCGGCGTGATGGGGGCGCTGTGACGAGCGGAATTTAATATTATGGATAAAAACGAAACCGAAACGAAGCCAGAAACCACAGCCAAACAAGAGACTAATGGGGATTGCCCAGCCGCATCTTGTGTTCGGCTTTATGAAATAACCGCGATGATCTCTCGTAGCGTGGTCATTGCGGCCACTTCAAAGCAGGACGCTCTTTCCCATGTCGAAACATGGGAAGACGCATGGGAGGCAGTCTCTGAACTTATTGGAGTTAGCGATGTTGATCTCAATAATGTCCGCGATGTGAAAACGGACAATTGGAACGATGAGGCTAACCAAGCTACTTGCGCTGCTAACATCCTTTTGCGCGACAGATAGATCTCATGACACCAACCAAACAGACCTACCGCGTAATCCTACGCACGCCCCAAGACGTAGCCCGCACGCACGCGATCATTGACAACGCGCAGGTGAGCACCGACACACCTTACGAGGTCACGATCAAACCGTATGAGCTGACGCGCTCGCAGGCTCAGAACCGGCTCTACCGCAAATGGCTGGCGATCATCTGCGAAGAGACAGGGCAGGACACCGACAGCCTACACTTGCTCTTCAAGGAGCGCTTCTTAGTGCCGCTACTATGCGCCGCAGACGATACGTTTGCTGACCGCGTGCAGGCGGTCAAACAGCTACGGCGGGACGGGGCGCACGAGATGGCGGACTTCGCCAAGGGCATCATACTGGACTACGCCAGCACCACGTCCCTGAAAGTGCGCGGAATGACAACATACCTTGACAATGTTTCGGTATTTGCGGCTGAATTGGGCATCACACTTTCGCAACCAGAATAATAACCACCAACCAACACACATGATAGACGAAAACACGAAACTAGAACACGGCGGAAGCGTCAAAATATCGGGTTTATGGCACGCCGTAGGAAGCTCGGCGATGCCAAGCAAACTTTGGTGTAAAATCGGAGATTTCCGCTATCCACTACGTCGAATGCTGTCGATCATCGAGGCTTACGAGCCGCCCGCACCGCCGCCGTTTAACTGGTCAACAGGCTGCGCAACGTTTGGCGACGACATCAACGCTGCGCTAACCGCTCAGCACGGCGACCCGACGATCCACACGTATGCGGGTGAGGATGCAGAGCGGTATGGGCTGGCTGCGGGACATCGCGTGCTGGCTTGGCACTCTGATGGGAAAGGGTGGGTAAGGGCGAACCTCGAAATATTAACGCGTGGCACCCAATGGCGCAAGCAGCCCGCAGCACCGCAGGAGGCGACACCATGAGCGCGCTACCGACCGAGGACGGCTACTACTGGGCTAAGCTTGATGATGATGAACCTTGGGAAGTGATCGAAATATGGGACGGCCTCTCGTTTCGCACAGCGTCTACTCGCACAGAGACCGAATTCCACGAAATCCACCCAACCCGCCTCACCCCACCAACCCACACCACACCATGAGCAAACTAAAATACACAGCCTGTCAGCGCGTGAGATTCACGGCGTGCGAGACACTACGCGAGGGCGTGATCGACTTCGCCGTAAGCTACGGCACCGCAGACAACCTCTACGACATACAGGACAATCACGGACGCATGTATCACGAGGTGCCAGAGGTGCAGGTGCATGGGCTGGCCGTGGTAAGGGAGCCCGACGATCTCGAAAAGGCAGTGCTCGACTTCGAGGGGCTCATTGACCAGCTGAGAGGGGGGCAACTATGAGCACGCCATCGTTCGCGGTCAGTGCCGCGCCTCCGGTGGTGACGCGGCAGGAGACCACTCAATCCGCCACACAGTCAACGCGTTACGCCGCCTCGCCCCATTATGAGCTTGACGGATTCTGAGCGGCGTTATAATCCGAAGCGTAGCAAGGATGTGGACAGCGTGCGAGGCGTGGAGCGGTGGGTGGTAGGATCACCAGCATGCGCTCAGTTTGCGCGGATGGGGTGTAGGTATGGGGGAGTGTGGTGCAGGGGCGTGGTGAGTGCATGGGGCACCACGGTGGGGGGTTACAAGGAATCTTTTACGTTGCAACGCGTCCAAAGTGAGTGTCCCAGACC